TAAATATGCCACCGAGACATACAAAGTCCGAGTTCGCCAGTTCCTTGTTGCCTGCTTGGATGATAGGGAATAATCCAAAACTAAAAATTATACAAACAACCCACACCGGAGAACTAGCTATTAGATTCGGGCGTAAAGCAAAGACGCTTATGGATTCAGATGAATACAAAGAAGTTTTTCCAACACGTCTTAGAGAAGATTCGCAAGCCGCGGGTAAATGGGAGACAGCACAAGGCGGCGAGTATTTCGCATCAGGCGTCGGGGGTGCTATTACAGGTCGAGGTGCAGATCTATTAATCATTGACGATCCACACTCAGAGCAAGATGCTTTGAATGCAGTTGCCTTAGAGCGAGCATACGAGTGGTATACATCAGGACCAAGGCAACGTTTACAACCAGGTGGTAAAATTGTTTGTGTTATGACTAGATGGAATACAAAAGATCTAACAGGTAAATTAATACAATCTCAAAAAGCAGCTAAAGCAGATAAATGGGAAGTTGTAGAGTTTCCAGCAATCATGCCATCAGGTAAACCTGTTTGGCCAGAGTATTGGAAGTTAGAAGAGTTAGAAGGTGTTAAGGCATCACTATCTCTTGCTAAATGGAACGCACAATGGATGCAAAACCCAACATCAGAAGAAGGTGCTATTATCAAACGTGAGTGGTGGAAGCCTTGGGAGAAAAAAAGCTTACCTGCTCTAAAGCATGTCATACAATCTTATGATACAGCGTTTATGAAAAAACAAACGGCAGACTATTCTGCAATCACTACGTGGGGTGTGTTTCAAGAGAACGAAGACATGCCACACAATTTAATATTATTAGATGCTGTAAAAGATAGATTAGAGTTTCCAGAGTTAAGACGACTTGCTAAAGAACAGTACGATTACTGGCAACCAGAGACTGTGTTAGTTGAGGCCAAAGCTTCTGGATTACCATTGACCTATGAACTTAGAGCTATGGGTATACCGGTAGTTAACTTTGTGCCATCTAAAGGAAATGATAAGCATACCCGTGTAAATTCTATTGCACCTTTATTTGAATCTGGTATGATATGGGCTCCTACAGATGAAAAGTTTGCACAGGAAGTTATTGAAGAATGTGCAGCGTTTCCGTATGGAGATCATGATGACTTGGTTGATTCGATGACCCAAGCAGTCATGCGCTTTAGACAGGGAGGTCTAGTGACTCACCCTGAAGATTACGAGGACGAAAAGCTCCCTCCAAAAAAATACAGTTACTATTGGTAAACTATGACATTAATTAGACTTATAAATCTTTTTATACAAAAATTTGGTAGAAGACCTACCCCAAATGAATTATCTATATTAAAAAAGAATGCTGAGGCAAACCCAGAGTCAGCTAAGATTCTTCAATTTCCTGAAGGTGGTAAAGACAAGGTTCCATTTGAAAAACAATCTCGTGGTGGTATTGGATCTTTAGAGTCTTTTAAAGAGGCAGAAGATTCATATGAAGAACTTGGAAAAGCTATAGAAAAACAAGAAGGTATGGGTTTAGTGGAAAGAGCAAGAAGATTAAAAGAAGCAGCAGATGAACTAGTTGAAAAAACAAAAATTCCTGACAAGTTTGATACAATTGAAGACTTTGAAAAATTTTTTAGATTACCTGGACAATTTTCTCCTGCTGAAGTTGCTGTAAGAAAAGCTGAAAGAATTAAAGCCGGTTTTTCTACAAAAATAAAATTGAATAGCGCAAGAGAAAATAGACAGTTTGCTAAAGACCTGATTAATAGAGAGGGTGCATATAGCGATGAGTTTAATAGTTTAAAACCAGAAGATAGAAAAGAAGTTTTAGATCAAATAGAAGCACAAATTACAATGGATGACACAGAAATACCTTTTGCAAAAGGTGGCCTAGCAAACATGCTGAGGTTATAATGAAGATTCACGAATACAATGAGATGATGTCCTATCTGACTAGACGCCCGATGTCTATGGGTGGTCTAAGTTTTAAAGATCAAGGTTTTGAACCTTTACCTATAACTGAACGTAATAAAATTAAAAAAAGATTTCCTAATAAAAAATTAGATTTTAAAAAATATAGATTTGGTATGCCTAAATCAGATCCTGATTATGAAACAGCAAGATATGTTGGTAAGAGGTATGAACAAAGAAAAGAGAGAACAATTAGAGAAAGCAAAGATCCTATCAAAGTAGAACAAAAAAGATTAAAAGCAAAAGAATATTACTCTACAGAAAAAGAAAATATTTTAGAAAGAGCTAGAAAAAAATATGAAGTTAGTGATGAGTATAGAAAACAAGTGGCCGCGCAAAATAAGAAAAATCAACTTAAAATAGTTAATGAAAGAGGATTATTCCCTCCTGGACAAAAACCACAAGACAATATTTGGCACGATCTGTATAGATCCTCTCAAGCAAAAGGTGGAGATAATAGATTTATTTTAAATAAAAAATTTATAGATAACGTTCCAAAAAAAGAAGATGGCACTCCACGGTGGGCTAAAGATAATTATTATAGAACATTAAAATTTAAAGATACTAAAACTGGCAAAACCATAACGTATAATGGTATGAAAAAATATTTAAATGAAACGTTTGGAAAAGGCACCTATGAAAAAGCGTTAGATGGATATAAGTTAAAAGAAAATTTAAGAGATACCAGAATTAAAATTAGAGGAAAAGAACAAAAACTTGGCACTGCATTAAGAGACGCTGTTCGAGCACAAGGAAATCCTAACGTATTTAGCGCTTTAGAAGTTCACCATCCCTTTGGAATAAAAGAAAATTGGTGGAACAACGAAGTTGTTTTTAGAGATGCAAACAGAAATTTAAATTTAATAAACAATAGATTAACAAGAGCAGCTAGAAATATAAAAAATGATGCTGATCGACAAAAATTACTAAACAAATTTGGTAAGGAAGTAGATAAACTTCCTGGAGGAATTTCTTTATTTTTTGAAGGACAACAAGTGGGAACTAAAGTTCCAACATCAGAAAGTGTTTTAAGAGGAGCTGCCCAAACGGTTAAAGATCCTGCTTTAACAAGAGCGATAAATAAAAAATTAACTGCTTTACAAGAACTTGCATCAAGAACTGGTGCAGGTGTTGATCCAATACTTGCAGCAAAAGCTGGTTACGAAGAAATTGTAAAACCTGCCGGCAAAGGACTCTTGACTGCATTAAAAGTTTTAGGACAACCAAGTGTAGCAGCTGCCTTTGCAGCAGATGAATTAAGTGAAGGTAATATTAAAACAGCCGGCGCAAGTTTATTAGCACCAGAACTTGTAGGATCAGCTGCACCTAAAGGAACAAGTCTTTTATCTAAAGCAGGAAGACTTGCTATGAATCCTTTTGGAAGAGCTGCAAGAGCATTTACACCTGTTGGATTAGCAACCATCGGAGCCGGTGCAGCCTATGATTTATACAAAGAGTTTGAAAGAAGACAAGCATTAACAGATGAAGAGAGACTAGATGAAGACCTAGAGGCTCAAGAAAAATATGATGAAATGATGGTTGGTGCAGCGGACGGTGGTTTAATTACTGGACGTATGGGTTTTGCAGAAGGACCAAAAGATCCAAGTAGAAGAAAATTTATAAAAATTATGGGTGGTCTTGCATCATTACCTATTGTTGGAAAGTATTTTAAATTTGCAGAAAAAGCAGCACCGGTTGTACAACAATTAAAAAACACAACAACAACCATGCCTGAATGGTTTCCAAGCTTTATAGATAAAGTTATAAATAGAGGCGTTGGTAAAAAAATAGATGCAGATTTAATGGAATACGAAGTTAAAGAATTACCAGGAATTAAAGTAACAAAATCAGATGATGGTCGAGTGTTTGTTGAAGGAAAAAATGATTATTATAAATCTTATGAGATAGATTACACACCACCAGGTTATGAAGTTATAGACGAGAAAACAGGTAAAGCTGTTAAGAGACCAGGAGACTTCATGGCACAAGAAGAAGTTCCTGTAAATGTAGATCCAGATGGTAATGCAGATTTTGATGCAGAAGTTCTTGAAGACCTAGATCAAATATTAGGATCTGACACAAGAACTATGGAAGAATTTGCAACAGGTAAATCAGTTAAAGGAATGAAATCAGGTGAGTTTGCGGTTGGAAGAGCCGAAGCTCAGGCAGATGCTGCTAAAGACTTTGATGACTTTTATGAAGACTAAACTAACAACAGGAGCACCACCATTAAGAGGGCCTAATCCGAAAGGGTTGAATATTCCTCCTAAAAAGGTTAGAGTGGTTCGATTGGAGAAAATAAATGGCAGACGTAGACAAAGCTCTTCCAAACGTTGAGCAAACTATAAAAATAACCTAGTCCAGAAGATTTACAGGTAGAATTAGAACAGACACAAAAAGACCCACAAGCACCTGTCGACGTTCAAACAAACGAAGATGGCAGTGTTGATATTAATTTTGATCCATCACAAGTAAATTTAGAACAGAGCCAAGATCATTTTTCTAATTTAGCAGATTTATTACCCGATAATATTCTTGCACCTATTGGTCAAGAGTTGTCTGCAAACTATCAAGATTATAAATCATCTAGAGGAGACTGGGAAAAAGCATATACATCAGGATTAGATTTACTAGGTTTCAAATACGAAAGCAAAACAGAACCTTTCAAAGGTGCTTCTGGTGCCACGCACCCTGTACTAGCAGAAGCTGTTACACAGTTTCAATCATTAGCTTATAAAGAATTATTACCAGCACAAGGTCCTGTAAGAACACAGATTATTGGTTTACCAACAGCAGACAGAGAACAACAAGCTCAACGTGTAAAAGATTTTATGAATTACACAATCATGTCTGAGATGAAAGAATATGAAGCTGAGTTTGATCAAATGTTATTTTATTTACCTTTATCAGGATCTGCATTTAAAAAAGTTTATTATGATTCTGTTATGGGTAGAGCTGTTTCTAAATTTGTACCCGCAGATGATTTAGTTGTACCTTACACTGCAACATCATTAGAAGACGCGGATGCAATCATACACACAATAAAAATTTCTGAAAATGAATTAAGAAAACAACAAGTGGGTGGTTTCTATAGAGATATAGAATTAATCCTGCTTATGTAAACGAATCAGAAACAGATAAAAAAGAAAGAGAATTAGATGGCACAAGAAAAGGTAAAGATGAAAAAATGTATTCTTTATTAGAGTGTCATGTTAATTTAGACATTGACGGATTCAATGACGTTAATGTTGAAGGCGAACCAACAGGAATAAAATTACCTTACATTGTAACAATTGAAGAAGCTTCAAAAGAAGTTTTATCTATTAGAAGAAACTATGAAATTGGCGATGTAACTAAAAGCAAAATTAGTTACTTTGTTCATTTTAAATTTTTACCCGGTCTTGGCTTTTACGGTTTTGGATTAATTCACATGATTGGTGGATTATCTAGAACAGCAACATCAGCTTTAAGATCACTACTTGATGCAGGAACTTTATCCAACTTACCAGCTGGATTTAAAATGCGTGGTATAAAAATGAGAGATGAATCACAAGCCATTCAACCTGGAGAGTTTAGAGATGTAGATGCTCCTGGTGGAAATTTAAGAGATGCTTTCATGACTCTCCCTTTCAAAGAACCATCGCAAACATTATTAGCACTTATGGGTGTCGTGGTACAAGCAGGTCAAAGATTCGCTTCAATAGCAGATCTGCAAGTGGGTGATGGGAACCAGCAAGCAGCAGTAGGCACGACAGTGGCTATGCTGGAAAGAGGAAGTAGGACAATGTCCGCAATACACAAAAGATTGTATGCTTCTATGAAAAAAGAATTTAGTTTATTAGCAAGAGTTTTTAAGTTATATCTACCTCCAATCTACCCCTATGATGTCATCGGAGGACAGAGGCAAATTAAACAATTAGACTTTGATGATCGAGTAGATATACTGCCAGTTGCAGATCCAAATATTTTTTCCCAAACACAACGGATCTCCCTCGCACAGACAGAGATGCAACTGGCTGCCTCGAATCCAGCTATTCATAACCAATACGAAGTGTACAGAAATATGTATGAAGCGTTAGGTGTAAAAGATATTGATTTAATTTTAAAAAAACCACAGCCG